GCAGCAACACAAGATCAGAAATCCACCATATAAAACAGTGGTCTGTTTACCGCAGTCACAACGAAGAACACATGATCGCTGTCTGTCCAGCCTGTCACGACGCATGCCATCATGGGACTCTAATCATTGACGATGAAACCCTATACAGATGGAAAGGAATCGAGAGAGCAAGCGAGCCGGAAAAACTATACAGCCATGTATACGTTGAACCCGGCGGCAGTCCAAAGATACTGCTTGGATCAATTGCAATTGCGCGAGAAGGCGAAAACACCGTAATAACTTTTGATTTATCCAGCGAAAACAAACTCAGTTTTTCCGTAAAAAATGGATGGCTAAGCGTTAGCTCCACCTTTACCGACAGAGACGGAAAGACCATTCTAAAAATCACCGACAACAACATCGAAGTAATTAAAGACAAAGATATAGGAATTGAACAGCGCCCCGGAAAAATAACAATAACAGGCCCAACATCAAGATATTACCTTCCTGCCATGGCATTATTTTTAATGCAAAGAAAAGACCCCGAGTACGGCGCCAATGGCACCTTGATAATATTAGACATCGAGGTGCTAAAACCTGGCCTCATAAAAATACAAGGAATCTGGCCCGAGGGAAACTCCGCGATCGTAGTTACAGATAAAGAAATTATCATGTGTCACACCAATCCCCCAGTAGCAATTCCTTGGAGAGGCAAGGGAGAGGATACTGTCTGGATGTACACCGGCCCCGTCACCAAAGCGCTATTTCGATGATGTAACTTCCACAGCCACCAACTTGCCTTGCCCGGGGGAATTACTAGGACAATGGCCAATTAATCGGACCCATTGACGCCAATGCCAGGAGTCGGTCCTCAAACGCGGCTTCCTAGCCGTACGAACTGTTATTTATTTTCGGAAAAACTGTATATACAAGTTGCCATTGCGCAAAAATACAACTTCACTATAAAGCCATCCGCCCCCCCTTAAAGGCAGAGAAATGGACTCAGCAATTTTAACGACCCTTCCTTCTATCCACTCCACACTGATTGGCATAGGTGCCGCTTTTTATTCTGCGTATGCAATATATGCTTATCAGAAAATTCAAGAAGCTCGAATTAGACTCGAAAGAACATCCAAAGACGCGACAAATTTTGCGTTTTATGTAAACACATTCTCTATCATGGCTAATGACCCACTATTAACAGATGGAGTCCTAGAATATGAAACATGCAAAACCATTATAAAACAACAATGGTTTATTATCAAAAACGAACCAAACAAAGAAATATGCGAGAGTCTTTGCAGACTATTCGGACTTCTTTACCTCTCACCTCCATTTTCCATAAAAGCGACCACCAACCCAAATACGTCAAAGACATTAAAACCAACTCCAAACCTAGTAGACGATGAAAGACTCAGCGAAATATCACTCCGCCTAAGTGCCTTTGCTTTTATATGGAGACAATCTAAAGACGATATTTTAAACGTAGCAAAACTAACAACCCTACAAGAAAAACAAGCAAACATCGAAAAACAACATAAAGAACTAGAACAGAATCCAACTATATTACCAGAAGAGAGAGCCGCCATCTGGGCAAAATACTATGAAAACAACCCACTACCTACAATTGATTACGAGAGCATTATTCGAAATGGCTTCGAGGGGGTAGTGAGATATAGGGACAGCACTCTCATTGAACTTCGCTCCGCAGTAGAAAACTACAACTTATTTAACTCCCACTTTCAAATAAAAAAAACAACCATGAAAGCCATAGGCGTCGTTGCACTGCTCCTTACAACTGGCGTTTTTTTACCCCCAGTATTATTAAGCATACAAGCCGATTACAGCGTTAAATGGCCTAAAGAACTAAACTATCTACTTTTATATATAACAATAATCCCTTATATCGGCACCCTAAGCTGGATTTGGAAAAAATTGAGCAATGCAAACATACAATAACCCGAATTGAACGGCGGCCGATTTAAGTATTAATATATCTCGCCGCCGTTTTTTTACTTCATTGTTGAGACTTCTGTGGCGTAGGCCTGACAGGCGGCTAGTGCGATCAATCCTCGATCGCCGCTGTTGGTGATTTCGACAATTCGTTGAGCATGCGCGGGGTCAAGTCGGGCGCGCGTTGCTCCATGAACCACGCCGCCGGCTTCGGTACCGGCTGACACTGAACAACCACCGGCTGAATCCGTGGTGTCGAGAAGGACTGACAGCCGCAGATCAGAAGTGGCAAGGCGATCGCGCAAACGAGCCTGGTTGCGTTGAGCATCGCTCAGTTCCTCGTAGTAAGTTTGCTCGCTGACCGACAAGCGCTGCTCGAGCTCGAGTCGCTTGTCCTGTGCATTACGTTGTTGGGTCGCGGCGGCAAGGGTCAGCTCGTTCAGCGTGCCTCCGTGTAGCCGAGCCTGCTTGGAGAGCTCCTTGCCATAGCGCCAATCCTGTACCTTCCATACGCTTCCAGCGGTGATTAGCAACAACGCCAGCACCCCGGCTAAGGCCATCTTCAGCTCCGCGGGGCTCATGGAACATCCTTGAAGAACATATGGTGTCCGAGCTTCAAAGTCTGCTTCGCTCCCAGAGTCCAATCAGGCACCTTTGGCATGGTAGATGCGTAGTAGTGCGTGGCTCCATTAGTTGGATCTGGCACCTTGCCGGCCATCACCTGGTCAGCGGCGATCTGCGCTTGAGCAAACTCGCGAAACGGTATCGGTTTCGCGCCGCTCAGATAGACGAAATTCGGGTCGTTCTTGTTCCAGCAACTGAACTGGTACGGTTTCTGACAGACACCGGCATAGCCCTCCCCCCACCACGACTTGGCTTTACCATCGTTCACACGGTTTCGAATGGTCCAGGCTACGGCGATTTGGCCGGCCAGACTTTCACCACGGGCCTCACCCCACAATGTGCGCGCGAGAATGTCGCAGTCTTTCTCAATTCCGGTCATTAATTTTCTCCAGGCAAAAATAAACCCGCTCATGCGGGTTGGATTGGGGTGCAGATTTCAATCATTGAGCAGCGCCCGAGCCTCATCGATGCTCAGTCTGAAGTGATACTTCTCGACTAGGGCGGTCACTGCAAAATCCGAATTGGAGTTACCATCCGCCTCAATCTGTTCGCGATAAGCCTGCACTTCGCACCATTGCCGATACGGCCGCAGGAACTTGTAGAGCAGCGGATGAAGGAATGGAGCTACTGCAGCGGCCGGACACAAGGCCGGCGAGACAAGCAGCGCGAGCGCCGCTACGATCGCCAGGCCCAGTCCCATCAGGGCATACCACTGTTGCACGTGAGTTTTCTCGTGTTCGAGCAAGCCACCATCGTTCTGATACCTGGGTCGAACCTTGATGAACGGGCCTTGAGTGGCTCCACCGAATCCATCCGGCAAGTCGTCCGAATATTTGAGGATGTAGTACTTCATTCAAAGCCCTCGCTTAACAGTCAGTGCAACCGGAGAAATCATCCAAATCCTTCAGTGCTGCATAGGCCTGTTCCCAGATGGGCCCCGAGACATCCACCATGAAATCCATTTCAAATTCCCACACGTAACCACCGCCCGCCTGAAACTGTTCTTGGCCGATATAGCCCCGAAACAATGCGCTGGAGCTGACCCCATGATTACTGGTCGACAGGCTATTGACGCGCACATAGAGGTCACGTGTCTCGCCATAAGACGTGGTTAAACTTGCTGTGACGGCCATTTCATTTCCTCATTAGGCGGATAAGTTCGGCTTGTTCTTGAATACTGCTGTTGATCCTGCGATCCCCCCTGTCACGCACTTCCAACCCATGGTCGCACCGGCGGCTGGGTTACTTCGCTCTCTTTCGAAACCCGCTGCGTAATAGAAGCCGTCTGCCGGGGCCGCTGTGCCCATGCTTGGTGTACAGCCAACAAATACCCACTCCACCGCTCCCACGACCTGAGGAATTCGCAGCAATGTCACCACCCCGTTTTGCGGGACAGTGAATTCGGTGAGGTTATTGAGAGAGATATTGCCGGTGTTCGTCAGGGTAATCGGGCCTATTAGCGGGCGCAGCCGTACCGTCTCACCAGGTGCTGCTGTAGCAGCCAGGTTGCTGAGTTTCAGTAAGGGATCGCTGAGCGACGGGTTTACCGTGACAAATTTATGAGCCAGCAGATCTACCACGCCGCCATTGAGCGTCAGCGTTTTAAAGCCAGCCGCTTTAAACTTCCCAGCAGGACTACCCGACAACATGCCTTTCAGATTCAAGCCCTGGCAATCGTTGTAGTTTGTCGACGGGTCCATATAGTTATCGACAACACCCTGAATCTCGTTGTCCTCGGCGAAATCAATGCCGGCACCACTGCTGCACTTGTACAAATAGCCCGACCCAAGCGAACCAAACTTAGAACCGTCAGCGGCATTGGCTAAATGGTTTTTTGTGACAACTGCCTGGCCGCTCCCCGTCAAAGTGACGAACTTCCCAATGTCCTCTACCCAGCATCGATCAACCACAATCGCCCGGCAGCTGCGCCCATACAAACCTTCTTGGGCCTTTTGAAAGGAAAACTTGCCACCGAAGGTCACATTGATGGGAGCTAGGACAGCATGATCGACGCCCGCCACATGAGCGGTACTCTCACCATGACCGCTGTTGTTGTCCGCCATGGTTGCCGGATCGGGGTCGTAGTCCAGCGTCACACACCTGAACGCCACAGCACCGTCTCGCCCTTCGCCGGAACCACCAATAAAATCAATCTGACCATGCTGGCCAGTCATCCTGATGGCCTCACCACCATCGGGAACCTGTACAAAGAACTGGTAAAACTTCAGGAACTGAATTGGGAGCTGATAGTGAAGGTTGGTGTATCCACCGCGTGTCCAGATGCCTTTATTGAAGTTTGAAATCCGCACATTCGTGAAATTTGAATACCAAAGGCCACCGTGTTTGTAGGTAGCATCCCACTTGGCTTTAAAGTACATCCCCCATTGAGTCGAGTTAACGGGTGGCAAGTCGAAGCCTGGAGTTGCACTACCCATGATATGCATGTCGCTCATGTGAGACGCAGAAACGGCACCGGCTTCGATTTCAATCAAGCCATAGTGGCCGGTGGTAGCAACAGGCAAAGTAGTAATGAATGTCGAGCTTGGGCCGTCACCATCCCAAGCAACCGAGTGCAGCTTCGTCATTATGCGATGTGGGTAGGCGCCTGAGGGGTAGCGGACCGTACCCCCACCTTTGTTCTTAACGTAATAGCTGGCTGCTGACGTGGCCGGTGTCCAGTCCCATTGCCAGTAAGGAACAACACCCGTCGGATCGTAACCGATGGCAAGGTCAGCAAACTCCCAGATGTTGACCACAAGCCCAGAGAGCGCGAGGTTGGCCGTCTTGATCGCGGAGTAAAGGCCTGTGCGCTTCCAGGCTACAATTTCAGCGCCTACGTCGGGGTCAGCTAATTGGGTTTCCAATGTCGCCAAGTCTTTGCGCCACTTTGCTAACGAAGGTAGCGGGCCAGATTCAGTTTCAATAGCGGTGTTTTCATCTGCGTTCACAAACTGGTGTTGCAGCGCGGCCGCCGCTATAGATAGCTGAGCCGCTTCCGAGAGCTGGCCAGCGTAGGCTTCCAGCGCTGAGATATCAGTCATTCGGTTTCTCCAGACATAAAAAAACCCGCCGATGCGGGTGCGCGGGTTTCTACAGCTACTTATGAAATGCCTGGTAACTCATTCTCGACAATTGTCGGCAGGCCATCTTCGCCAGCGACTATCTGCTTTCCAGATTCCATTTGAAGTGCCATTAATTCTTCGTGCTGCTCATCGGTTATATCCACCGCATCGCTAGGAACATTCATGTCAGGCACAGACGTGTGAAAAAACGCATTCAGTGATGCGCTGTACGAATAGCCCATGCTCAATTCCCCTTCGCTAGCCAGTCGTATGAAGTGAAGGTATTCCCGCCCGAGTTCGCGATCGTTACCGAGTAGCGGTCGGAGTCCAGAATGCGGACCACGTTACCTTCTGCAGCCGCATTTTCGCGGTTGGTTAGCATCACCACCCGGCAAGCTGTAGGGAACGCGACCGGAAAAAGGATAGTTTGCTCTGACGCCCCCCCTCCCATACCGAAGTTACCAAACTGCTCAAGCGCGCCCGTAGCGGAATCCAGCACCCAACTGGCCGCTCCAAAGGAGGCTGTGTTCTTGTTTTGCTTAAGGGACAGCAGCCAGTCCATCCCATCCTTAGTGTAAGCATCCTGAATGCCGTAACCCGCCAGCGAAGTGGCGTTGTTGGCCTTGGCGTTAAGCAGGACTGTCGTCGCCGCTTTCGTGTAGGCATCATCAATGCCATAGCCTGCCAAGGTTATTGCCCAGCTTGCTTTACCGGAAATAATCAAATCAGCTTGTGCCTTGGTATAGGCGTCCGTGATCCCGTATCCCGCCAGCGTCGTTGCTTGTACCGCCAAGTTCGAAATCATTTTCTGAGCGGCTTTCAATAACTGAAAGCTATCTGCTGCATCCAGTGTTGGCAGTGATGCCAGAATGAAGTTAGCCAACTCGGCCTGGACCAGGTTGAACCACTCAGCCTTTAGAGGCGTAGGTGGTTCGCCGCCAGTGAGGCTGCCATAACGAAACTCGCCCGCCGGCGTTACGAGGTCCGTCCATTCTGAAATTCTTTGCATACTTATTCCTCAGCGCCAGTAACAGCGACAGGCATGACGTAATGAATGGCGTTAAACAGTTGGTCCACCTGGCCGACAATGCCGGCGATGACGTCTTGCCCAAACCCCAGCAGCACGTCGGTGTATTCCGGCGCATCGCGCTGAAGCCGGCAATCCAGCGTGGCTGCGGCCTCGGTGCCATAGGCTTCAACCGGCGTCGAAGCGATCCAGCTCCACGGCCAGCCGTCGCCATAGAGAAAGTCGCCGACGCTGGCCGGGCCCACCCGAGCTTCGCGGAACTCCTGAATCTGCACGGCGATATCCAGCTGCGTGCCGAGCTTTCGGTAATAGCTCAGTTGCGGTGCGCCGGTCGCGGTCAGCTTGTCGATCACCGCTTGGCGGCGCTCTTCCAGGGTTTGCGAGCCAACCACTGTGCACAGATCGGGCAGACCCAGATAGCCCTCCCAATATGGCAGCAACACCGTGGCCGTGGCCGGGTTCACCTCCAGCAACAGCGCCTCGCCATTGCTATCGACTCGGGCCAGTTCCGGAGTCAGCGCCGCGACGATCTGCGCCCAGTCCGACTGCAGGGTCAGATCGAATGCCGGGCCCGGCGGTAACAGCTGAGCTAGTTGCTGCGCGTAATCGGTCTCGGTCAAAGCCATGTGATCCCCCCCGGCACCGCCACTTGAATCGCGCCCATCACCACATCTCCCGCCGGCAGACTCAAGACGTGATCGGTTTCCCCCGGGGTGTTACTGATGGTGTTGCGCACATGCGTAATCCGCAGCGTTTCGCCAGGTCCGCCTTCGTCGATGATCAGGCCGTGCAACGCTTGCGTGACGGCCGCGCGCAGGGCGCTGCCATCCGGCACCAGGTGCAGGCTGAAATCAATTGGCCGGGCCTCGGGCGCCAGGGCATAAATCTCTGAGGTAACCGGGCGTTTCAGGTCCAGGTAGGCTTGCACCTCGGCGACCTGGCCGGGCGTGGGGATCAGGTTAGGATCGCCATCACGCACGAACGCCAGGCCAAACGTGCCCGGCCCCATCCAGCGCGGCAAGGCCCAGGCCCGGGTGACCCCCGGCACCTCCAAGGCCCACTCGACAAAGTCGGCCCCGTTGCCGACCTTGCTCGGATTTTTGAAGGCCGCCTGCACCCTCGCGCGCAACGCCTCCAGCGCCTCTTCTTCCGTGCCGCCAACGATGCCATCGGGGCCAATACTGGCGGTCGCGTTGACGCCCATCACCGGTGTCACCGCCGTCAGGCTGCCGGCCTCGATGTTGCCCAGGGCGCCCACCGCTTCGGCCATCACTTGCACGGTGGCCGCCCCATTCACCAGGGTGACAGCATGCAGCACCACATAACGGCGACCGTCCTCCGATTGGTAGAGCTGGCCAGCATCGACCAGGGCACCACTGGAACCGATGACCGAAGCCACCCCAGTGGCTGCCACGGCCGGGTTTCTTCCGCCCTCCAGGCGCCATTCGGCCCAGCGCAGCAACATGGCTTCATCGCACGTCGCCGGGTTAGACTGGCGTGCGATCCAGTCTTGATAGCCGTACAGCTCGTAGGCCGTACCGCTCAACGCCCGCGCCGCCACCTTGGCATCCGCGCGGCGCAAGGCGTCCGGGGCATTGCGTTCAAAATCGGCCTCGGTGCGCTGGATCAGCGCCGGTAGCGTCGGAATCTCATACGCCATTGATCAGCTCCCAGGTGTCTGCAAAATTCAGTTCCAGCGTTTCACCGCTCTGCTCGGTGAGCATCACGTGCAGGTTCATCCGATCGTTGCCTTGCCGCTCGGCCGTGACGGTGACGGCCGTGACAATCTGATCATCGAGCAGCCAGGCCAGTGCCTCTTCGGCGTAGGCCTGGGCATCCTGCAGCGTCTGCGCGACCAGCGTGTGGCGCGACAACAACCACAGCCGCGAGCCGATCTGGTCGCCGGCCACCGTCGGCACGCAGTCGCCCCACCAGCCCTTACGGTCGCTGTCGTCCACCCGGTCATCCGGCCCGGCCCGGCGCCAGGTGAACAGGCTGATGGTCACCGAGCGGCGCAACAGATCTTCACGCGTCATGCTCCACCCCCGACCGGCGGCCCGCTTTGCTCGGTGCCCTGTTTCACGCCGTTATGCAGGTGATTGATTTGGCTCACGTCGCTGGCGACCTGATCGCCATCCGATTCAATGCGGCCGGTCGTTTTGATCAGCGGCGTATCAAAGTTCACCGACTGCGTGGCCTTGATATTCAGGGTCACGGTTTCAATGTCGATGATCCGGCCGCGCTTGAAATGAATGAAATCGCCTTCGTCGGTGTACAGGGCCACCTCGCCCGACTTGAGTCCCTGCAGGCGGAAGCGCCGATCCGCGACCACGATCACCACCGCGTGACTGCGGTCACCGCCAATGAACCCGGCCAGCGCCTCGGCCCCCGCCAGGGGGCAGGCCGTGAACCCATACGGCTCCAGGTGCTCCACGTTGTCTTTGACCTCGCCCGCCAACAGCCGCAGCTGCAGGCTTTGCAGCTTGCTCGCCGAGTTGCCCAGGGCCACCAGGCCGCGCGCCAAAATGTTTCTCATGGTTTGTAGTCCGCTGGAATGAGGTATTCGAAGTTGTCGGTCTTCTTGCCTTTCTTGAGCTTGCGTTTTGCAAGCGCGTCGTTCGGCTCCGGCAGGAAGGCTTCCGGCGGTGCCACGCTGATTTTTGCCGTGGTGCCCTGCTCGCCCAGCTCGTAACTGATTTCACTAATCAGCATGTCGCGGTCCAGACCAATCAACGGATCGACCACCCGCACAATCATGTTGTGCCGCCACAGCGCGCCGTTGCTTTGCCGCCAGCCCTGCACCACGTAGTTGACGGACAATGCCTTGCCGACCGCACTGGCCCGCTCCCACTCGACCCGCTCGCGGGCCAGTGCTGCAGTTATTTGTCCGGATTGCTGGATGACCTTCACCCGTCGCCGGTTAATGCGCGGGTCGCTCAGGCGCGCCTCGACCTCGCTGGCTGCGGCGCCAAAACTGGCGTCGCTGCCACTACGCTGACCCTTGCTGACGTATTCGGAAAACACGCTGGAAAAGTCCAGCGCGGTATCGCCGGACAGCAGGTTTTTGCCCAGCTCCAGGGTGTCCACCGCGCGGCCGGCACTGCCCGGGCGGGCAATCACCAAGCGCCCCTGGCCGTCGTCGGTGCTGAACAGCCGCGACAGGGTCAACAGCCGGTCGATGCTTTCAAACGCCGTCTCCCCCGGCTCCAGCGTATGGTCCTCCAGACCCAAGGTCACCGCGGCATCGTTGACCACCTTAATCCCGTACTCGCCGGCAATCGCCGCGATGATCGTTTGCACGCTTTGGCCGCGCCATTGCCCGGGCTGATTGACCGCGGCGCAGTCCACCAGGTCCGCGGTGCGTGAACGCCCAGCAATGCTCAGCGTCACCGACTCGCTGTCGTAACGAATCGGCGTGCTGAACACATAACCGGTCAACAGCAGATCCGGACCAATGCGCAGTTCCACCGCTTCGCCCTGGCCAATCCGCTGCGGCACCTCGGCGCTGCCTGGCCAGCGCCAGGTAACGCCCAGGTTGAAATCCCGCGCCTGGCGTTCCAGACCGGCGCCGATGCTGACGCTTTTCCAACCGGCGTAGTCGTGCCCACCCACGCTCAGGGTGACTTTGTTCAGCTCGTCCATAGTTAGGTTTTCGCGACTTGAAGTTCGGTGGCGGGCACAAAGCCCGGGTGACGCACACGGTTACGCGCAACGATTTCGCCACTGCGCAGCGCATCGCCATACAGCGTATGGGCCAGCACCAAGGCTGACACGGTTTCAGCCGGGGCATACACGCGCAGCCCGACCCCGCTGCGCGCCACCTCGGTCAAATGCCGATCCAGAACCACACGCACCTCGCTCAGCGCGCTGAAGTGTTCCGGCGGGCTTTCTCCTGCAACTGACCACATCGCCTCGCTGATCGAGTCACGCACCGCCAGCACGTCGTCGGCCACCGGCACCGCCGTCTCAACTTCGGTGCCGGCCTCGATCGTGGCCCCTTGCTGCGCCAGTTGTACGTCCACCGCCGCCGGCGAACTGCCCCCCGGATTGACCCCGACCGGCACCTCGGCCATGTCCAACAGCACATCCAGCAGCGCCGCATCCTGCACTAGCCCGACCACCGCTGCCTGAATCGTCGCCACCTCCGGATCATCCGGTACCGGCGCTGAGGCTTGCAGCGAGGACAACTCCGCGGCCTTGGCGCGGCTGCCGCTAAACGAACCGCTGGAGCCGTAGCCGCCGAAGGAGCGCTCCAAGCCACTGATCCCGGACAGCAGACTGTCGGCGAACGCGCCCGGGCCATTCATCAGCGAGGACACCAGACCGCTGATATCGCTGCCCAAGGCGGTACCGGGACTGAGGAACTTCAGCGCAAAGCCCATCGCCCCTGACACCGCTGAGCGCACGGCGCTGGTGCGTTGCCGGGCCAAATCCACCGGCGCAATGGCCGCGTTGAAGCGCCCCTTGATCGAGCCCAACAGGCTCGGTGCCTGGGTCGCCAGCGCCCGACGGGTGTTCGGCGACTGCACCGGGAATTCCAGCATGCCGTCGATAAACACCAGATTAAAGCGCGCCATGCCCAGCTCATTGCGCGCATGCGACAACTCGCACTCACCTGCGGTGACGGTCATGCGCCCGAACCACGGATGCACCAACTCACCGGCGCCAGGTTTGTCCAGGGCGGTGAGCAGCCGGTCGCGTTGCGCCAGGAAGTCATCCCCGGCGACAAAGCCCACGAACTTATATTGCCGGGTTCGCCGCCCGAGGTCTTCGACAAAGGGTTGATCGCGCTTCGGGAACTCATGCAACTGGGTGCGCCGACCGACAGGCACGCTGTCGGTGTCCACCAGGAACGGTACCCCTCGAAAGGAGGCGCCTTGTTTACGGTCGCGCCATTCACTCATTACGGATTTCCCCCTAGCGTGCGGTAGCCCACCTTCGGCGTGATCGACAGCCCTGGTTGGTTGCTCGTCCCCGGATCGGCCCGGAAGCCCGGCGGGGCGTTCTCGAAACGCATCACCAACGCCCCATCCAGTTGTGTGCGGTTATTCGCCGAGGCTTGCTGTACCAGTGAGCCCGGGGCCGGCAGCCCCAGCGGGCGCAATAGCTTGCCCGGATCAAGGCCGGTCTGGGTGAGGTTACGTTCGGCCTGCTGATTCCTCGCAATGCTCACCGCATTGGCCTGCAGGAACGCGCCGGTACCGCCGCCGGGGCCAGCATTGCGTTGGCGTTGCTCCTCGGCGTAACTGGCCACTTTCGCGGTGAGCCCGGCGCCGCCCTCTTCAAGCCCGAACATACTCAGGATCGGCTGCAAGTACGGTTTGACCCCCTCCCACAGTTCTTTAAAAAAGGCGGTGATTGGCGACCAGTGCTTGATCAGCAACCCCAGCGGCGACCAATCAAACACGCCCCTCATAAATTCCATAAAGGGTGTCGACAGCGCCTTGATCAGCTCCCACAGCGCGGTGAAGAACGGCCCGATCGTTTCCCAATTGGCAACGATCAAACCCGCCGCCGCGGCGATAGCGACGGCTATGATGCCCACCGGTGTCGCCGCAAAGGCCACGCCTAACACCCGGGTGGCCACGGTCGCCGCAAACACCGCCACCCGCAGCGCGGTGAAGGCGCCGCCGGCGATGGCCAGGCCACGAACCAACTGCGGGTTGGCCTGGATCAACTCCGCAGCGTAGGCAATCATCGGCCGTAGGCCATCGACCACCGCATTGATACCCGGCAACAGGGCATTGCCGACCGACCGCGCCACACTGGCTGCGGCGTTGCGCAACAGCTGCAGGTTGTTGGCTGTGGTGGCCGCGCGGGAGGCGTACTCCTTATCCATCGAGCCGGCATACTTCGTGGTGTCGCCGACCTTTTGCAAGTTGCTCTCGAGTAGCCCCAGGTTGGTCAGCAGCGGCGTAATCGCCGCAATCGATTCGCTGCCGAATAAATTGGTCAGCAACGCGGGACGCTTGGCTTTATCGACCTGCGAAATGCGCTTGAGCAGATCCAGCATTGTCCCCTGCGCATCTTTTTGCATCGCCACAGCCACGCTTTTCGAGTCCAGCCGTAACGCCTTGTAAGCCTCGGCTTGGCTCTTGGTCGCCGCCGAGCCTTTGGTCAGCGCCAACATAAAGTTCTTGATGCCGGTAGCGGCCACATCTTGCTTGACGCCGACGCCGGCCATGGTCGCCCCCATCGCGGCGATCTGGCCCGACGAAAGACCGGCCACCTCACCCAGCGCCCCGACTTCCGTGACGATGGCGGAAATCTGCTTGGTGTTGGCAGGACCGGTGTTGCCCAGGTAGTTGATTTTATCCGCCAACCCGACCACATCGGTTTGGCTCATTTTGAATGCCGTGCGCCACGTTGACATCATGCTGCCGCTTTCGTCAGCGGTCTGGTCGAAGGCAATACCCATTTTCACCGCCGCCTCGGCAAAGCCCAGCAGCTCCTCCCGGGCAATGCCCGACTGGCCGCCGGCGGCGACGATCTTGGCAATGTCATTGGCAGCCATCGGCAGCCGCTCAGACATCTTCCCGATGTCTTCACCCATCTGCTTGAACTGCACCGGGGTGTCAAAGTTGACCACCTTACGCACATCAGCCATTTGCGACTCAAATTCAATCGCGGCCGCGGCCCCGGCAATGAACGGGGCCGCCAAAGCTCCGCCCGTGACGATGTCACTAAAGCCGATCTTGCCCAGCCCCGTGCGCTCTAGCCCCTTACGGAAGCTGGCGACATTTTTCCGGATACCGGCCAAGGTCGGCGACAGCTTATCGACACCGGTAATCAGCGCCTTAAGTTGAAACTTATCGGCCATACCTACCCCTGCTGAACTTGATTAATGCGCTGGGCGTTCTCCAATGATTCGGTGAACGTATCCAGCGGCAGCACCATCATTTGTTCGGGTCCGACTTTCCAAAAAAAAGCCAGGTCATAGGCCACGGCAATCAGGCCACCAAGGTCGCTGATGCCGCAGTCATGAAAAAACCGGCAACGGCCCAGGCCAGGTTGTTCAGGTCCGCCAAGTCCAGCTGATTCACCGAGGGTGCCGGAATCCCCGCGCAGACCGCGATGTATTTGGCCGCCACGTCCATGTCCAGTGACACTTCTTCGTTTTTGTCGATCTTGTACGGCAGCGCCTTGATCGCGCGCACCTCGGCCACCGTCGGCCGGCGCAGGATCAGTTCCAGCACCTGTTCGTCATGCGCCTGAATCGGCGCGGACAAGGTGTGCGTAATTACCTGGCTCATTGGAAGCCCCCCTTACTGCCATCCCACTGGATATCGATGGTGCCGTCATCACCCTTGGAGGTCGGCTCGTCCACCACAAACCCACCCGCCAACACATACACACGGCCGTTCTTGAACTCGACGGTGACCGTCTGATCAGTGGCCTCCATGATTTGCTTGAGCGGCAGGTCCGGCGCGTCCACCACGGTGGCCTTCACATACGGCACCAGGTCCTCTTCCTTGAAAAAACCGGGTGCCACCGACTCGCGCTTTTTGTCACTCAGCGGCACTTCCACGCCGCCGGTGACGGTGAACTGAACGCCGTCTGCCTTGATATAGACGGTGCCCGCAACTTTCTGGCCCATGGCCTCTCTCCTACAAAAAAGCCCGCACGCGGCGGGCTTTGGACGGGGGTTAAATCAGATCGCGTACTGCAGGCGGAACTGATACTGCAACGCGAAGATCCGTAACTGATTGACCAGGTCCGGCGGATACAACACGTTGAGCCGATTCGGGTTGGTGCTCGAACGCTCAACGATCAGATTGGCCGCGAAGGCGTCGGCGTTTTCCACGATGCCCAACTGCTCCAGCGCGTAGTAGCCGGCGATCATCTCGGCGCGGATCACGTTCGGCGTGACAATCGCCTGGCCGGCGCCGAAGCGCGTGCCGTCATTGGCCAACTTGTGCCGGCCGTACTTGCTGGTCACCCGTGCTTTCAGGTAGCCGATCACATAGGCCGACTGGTGCAGCGTCTCGCTGTCCAGGTAGGAATCATCCGGCTGGTCAAAGGCGTTGAGCTGATAGCTGGTAATCGCCCGCTCGATGCGCTGCGCGTTGCCGCCGAAGTAGGCCGTGGCAATGCCGCGGTTCAACAACGACTGACGCTCAGTCAAGGTGAAGCGCTCGCCCGCCGGGGCCGGGGTGAGACCGTTCAGCTCGCCGGTTTGGGTCGGCCGCGCCGGATCCGCCGAGATGAACACCGCGCTACGCGCCGCATAGGCCGCCGCTACGTTCCACACCGGATCAGGGCAACTGGTTTCAAAGCCGTGAATGGTGGCGTGCTGGTCGTTACGCGTCGCGCTGAACGCCACCAGGGCACCAAGGGTGCCGCGCAGGGCGGTGTAGACATGCCCATAAAGTTGCTTGGCCCAACTCCAACGGCCGCTGGTGTCGTCCATAAAGGCTTTCCATGCATCCAACGAGGTGGCATCAGCCCACGGCGCACAGATGAACTCGAATGGTTCGTCGCCCAAGCTGGCCAAAGCCAACGCGACGTCGGGTGAACCCACGCCGCCACTCATCGGCGACACAACCACGGTCAGGCCGGCCGGGGTAGCTTCGCCGTTATTACGGCCCAAACGATTGAGCTGCAGCACCAGATCATTACCGCTCGCGCCGGACCATTTGCTGGTCAGCGTCACAACACCGACCAGCGCCGTGGCCACGACCGACAGCCCGGCCGCATTCACCGCCGCCGCCAAAGCCGCGGCCACCAACGTCGGAGTGGCTCCCTTGGTCACGGTCGCGCGCACGCGGCTGCCACCGACGTACAGGTTCAGCTCGCCACCCGCGGTGGCCGCGCCGCTGATGGTGACAGTGCCGGCCGCCTTGACGCCTTCGCCTTTAAGCGGCAGGCACCAGACCTCTCCGGCCGGATCGATACGGCGCCAGGTTTCGTACATCTGCGCGAGCATCGAGCCGACGCCGCCAATGCCCTTGGCCAGGCCCAGGCTTGACACCAGGGTCAGTTGGCCAATTTCCGCCGCGGTGGCGTCATCGTTGACCTGCGCCACGATCAGCCGCGGCATGCTCGAACCGCCGCTGTTGGCCTGTGAATTGTCGACCTCGGCGTAGAACAGCGGCACGCGCAGATCGCTGGGGATGGTGTTAAAGCTGATCATTATTCAGCGCTCCCTGGGGTGGCCGGAGCCGGGGGTTTAGTAGTGGCCTTGGCCTGCTTGGGCGCGTCGAGGGTGACGTCCCGATCACGCAGGCGGCGCTGCCAGTACGCGTCTCGCGGGACTTCACGTCCCTCCGCGGGCAAGTCGCCGCCGGCTTCAGGGTCAGGCACCACCCGGCCCGCGGCCGGGTACACAGTCATGCGGCTCATGGGGAGTCCTCAGTGGGTTTCGGTAGTTCAACGGAGAAAGTTGCCTCGATCCGGCCATCTGGGCCCGGCCGCTGAAGGTTGGGGTCAGCGGGATCAATGAAGTCGACGTTGAAATCGACCCCCTCAAGCGCGGGCAGGCCATCGAGCTCGAATTCCTCCCAAGTTTCGGGAGGGTCAGACGCCCGGTTTCGGCCCAGTTGAAACGCGGTTTCAAAGCTGAAGCGGTACACGACTCGGGCCCGATTGATAAAAACCAAGCTGCCACCGCCGTATTCGATCGGGTCGTACTCGGTGCCAGGCTTCCAGCCCACCAGGGCTTTCCATAAGCCAGCGCGCAGATCGTGCAGCAGATCGGCCGCCTCTTGGCCGCGCTCGTCGGTGCTGTCGAGCACCAAGATCACGTCAAACAAATCGGTGATGTCTTGGCGGACTCCGTTCTGTAGGTCGTTTCCGGCAGCGTCATCACCGGCCGCGATCACGTACGCAGAGGGATGGCTTAACTTGGTACTGGTAGCCACGGCGTCCCAATCAATACCAGCCGACACACGACCGGAAAAGGCAGGACAGTACGCACGCAGGTGCGCGACGATCAGACTGATTTTCATCGTTTGTTCCAGGGAGAGAGGCGCCAGCAACTGCTGGCGGAGATCAGCTCAACGCCGCGGCGAACGCCGCAGAGAGAATGGCTTGAACGTCTGCATTGGAGTCCTGCAATGCATCGGCCATGTAGTTGTCACGGGGCTTGATGCGCCACTCACCGGCAGCCCGTTCAGCAACGAGTCGAGCGCGGGCACCAGCGGCGCGACGATTCTTCCGACCCTTGCCCTTACCGGGTGCCAGCTTCCCAGGGCGACGGCCTTTCTTCACACCGTAGTGCAAGTAGGCCGGATAAAACTCTGGCATGGCACTGGTCTTGCGCGGAGCAACTCTGACCAGGAAGCCCGATCGCGACACCTTGAAAGAGATCGACTCCAAGGTCGCCCCGGTGCGATTGACCGGGTAGCCTTCCTCACCACGCGCAAGAGCCAAGTTCATCTGGGCCTTTTGCATCACCAGCCGCCCGGCTTTGCGCATGCCTGCACGAATTTTCTTCTTATCGAAGATATCTCGCGGCAGGTTGTCATAGCCCTCGAAATGCAAGTAACCGTCAACGGAAGCTGAGTTAGCCATAGATCCCTCCCCCGTCTTGCTCCGGCCCTAACTCTTCAACCTCAAGCAGGGTAAACCGACGATTGCCGTTCATGTCCGCGACCCTGCAAACACGATAAATCGTGGCACCGTGCACAACTTCGTGCGCCTCGCTCATGCCCTTCAGATAGTAAAAAATCACTCGGTGGGTGATCTTCATATCGGTCTGGACACCGTTCGCGTAAACAGCGGTACCGACCGGCTCAATCTTTGCCCATCGTTTTTTCTGATCGGTGAACAACGAGTCAAGCCCCTGATCCAGCGCAGGGATGTCGGTTCTCAACCTTAGGGTGATACGCCGGTCCAACTCCCCCGCACTCGGTTCGCGCATGGCCATAGTTAAAACCTCGGCGGTACGGTGATATCTGCCACCAGGTGATCTAGAAATGCCGACGGCAGTTCGGCGAGCGTCTGACCCACCAAGAACATTTCCGGATGGCGATAGATCGTCGCTGCCGCCATCAACAACCAGTTGCGGACACCGGGGTGCAACTCCAGATCGAGTGCGGCTTTGTAGCGAATCCGAAGCACACCGGAAGGCCGGCCTACGGGGAATGACAAGAAGCTTTCGCGCTGATCCTGACGCAGCTCAACCGAACCGGTATGTGGAGCCCACGAACCATCAGGCTGCCGGACATCCACCGATACGATCTCTGTGGCCTGACCAATGTCCAGCGCGTGCCCCGAGGCAAAGCCAGCCGGCCATTCCTCTTCGTAGACGGCACCACGTATTGAGGCACCGGTCTTGGATTCACACTGCGTCGTGACGCCAGGGATGATGATCTGCTCGATCAACCCTGGCTCCATGTCTTCAGGTTCAAGCCGGCATTGGAAGGCCACTTGTTCCAGCGTCAGGACCGGCTCGCCGAAGTACTCGATTCGACGGGCCATGGCTTACGGCTTCTCGTCGTCGTCATCACCACCTTCGCCGCCTTCACCAGCGCCACCGTCACTACCCCCTGTATCGTCACCGCCGCCGTCGCCCTCGCCACCAGCTGGTGGTGCGCTTGTATTGCCAGCCGGTGGAGTAACTGCACCAGATTTACCGCTGGGCTTTGCACCACCTGCTTTCGCCGCTGGAGTCTTACCAGACTTCTGTTTCGGTACTGCTCCGCCTTCGCCCTCATAGACTTCAGCGAAGCCTTTGGACTTCAACCCCTCAACAACGTCAACATCGAACCCGGCCAGTTCCTCTGCCGAGTAACCGCGCCACGCCTTCAAAAACCGCACAACGACTTTATCGCTCATTGCATCTACCTCAGATATGCAAAGCCCCGCCGAAGCGGGGCATATGGATTACATGCCGGCGCCCCATTTGACGGCTACAGCGACGACGATGCATTCAACGTGTCGAGGGCCAAAGTCGTGCTTGGCGATCACCTTGACCAGGGTCTGGTCGCGCTGGAAGGCGCTGACCATGTTGCCTTCAGCATCCCTGTACGCGGCCTCATTACTGAACGAGATTGTCAGGTCCATGTCTTCGCCGATCATCATGTCGGCGAAGTTGACGAAGTAAAATTCCGTCTCATTGCTACCGGCGCCGAGGTTCACCGGGATCTGGTTGCTCAAACCAACCGGGTAGCCTTTGAACAGACCCTGTTCAATTTCCGGATAGGCCTTGTTGCCGTTGCCATCTCGCAACGACTGCAACCAGCGGAAAACACGGGGATGCATCAGCCAACCACAGCTTTTCATCATCACGTTTGCGGTTTCGATACGGAGCATCATACCGCCGCAGAACAGGTCGATTTTTTCCAAGGTGATGTCCGTAGTGTCGGGAGCCGGCAACACGTTGAACGCTTGCGCCCAGTAGCGCATACCCTTGGGCAGCGTGCCGCTACCATCGGCACGAATGAAGTGCAGGTCCTCCGAAAGTCCCATCGACACCGCCAGGTCGGCCACGACGAGGTCATCGATTCGCGGGCTGGTACCGGCGTTGGCAATCAGATCATTGGAGATCGGCACGATCGCGGCGGCTTTTTTCGCCGACAGCTTGGTGTCCGCGAAGGTCATACCGGTCAGCGGGATATCGGTTTCGGTACCGATGTAGGTGACGATGGTGTTGCCTGTGATACGAGGCTGAGTCAGGTTGCCATTGTTCAACGGCAGGCTGCGAGCCCCCATCTTGCGCACCACCGACATTGGGCGCAGAGCCTCGATGATTTCGGTGGCGAAGTTTTGCGGTACCAACACGCCACCGGCGCCGGGCGTTACCGTGCTCAAGGCCATGGCAACATCAGTGGAGAAACCACCTTGTTCCGCCATTTGAGCAGCCTGATGTTGATTGCCTCCTGCGGCGGCAAGTAGGCGCACCATCTGCGCCATACGCACCCCGGGAGCATCAGCTGGACCCGATCCGGAAATGTAGCCTGGTGGTGGGCCAGTGCGGCCTTGCGCCGACTCACTCACCGGAACCGCATTGGCAGCTGCCATTCGCTCGGCCTTCTCTGCCCGACTGATCTTGTCAGTCAACGCATTGAACTCAGCTTCCAGACTGGTGAATTGAGACAGTTGCTCAGCCGACAGCGCTTCACCACCGGCTTCGAGCTTAGCCAGCGCCTGGAGCGTGTCGTTGATCTTGGCGCGTTCGCTACGCAATTGAAGTACAAGGGACATGGTGCCTCCTGGGCATAAAAAAACCCGCACAGGGCGGGCTTGGTGACTGCCGCGAACGCGGTCAGATCCGGGTTTGAAAATCCAGTGCAGCTGCACGGACCGAAAGGCGGCTTTGCTGCCGATTGGCTCGGCTCAATGCCACCGAGTTGGATAAATCATCGACGGCTTGTTGCGGACTCCGCATGCGATCGGCGAGGCCCGCTGCGATACCGGCCTGCCCTCGATATAGGCCCGCCTCAGTGGCAATGACTTGCTGCACCGAGAGTCCGCGGTAGTCGGCAATCGCATTGACGAAGAGCTGATAGCTTTCCTGCACAACGTCGTTGAGGTACTTGAGCGACTGGTCACTCAACGGCTCGTGAGGGCTGAGGTCATTTTTGTGAGCACCGGCAAACACGGTGGTCACCTTGACGCCCATGCCCTCTTCCATCTTGGAGCGATCCATGTGGCTGGCGATGACGCCGATCGATCCGACACCACTGGTCTGACTCACCACCAGTTCGCTACAAGCGGCGCCAATCAGGTAGCCGCCACTGTAGGCCATGAAGTTGACGATGCCGGTGATGGGTTTCTGTTGGGCCATGGCGCGAATGTCAGCAGCCAGTTCGAACGCACCGACGGCAGAACCGCCTGGGCTGTCGATGTCCAACACGATGCGCTCGACCATCGGATCCGCAACAGCGTTGCGAATCTGAGTCCGCAGCGTTTCATAGCTGGTCATCGTCTCGCACATGCTGACGTGACTGCCGCGGCTGACCAACACGCCGCTAACCGGAATCACCTCGATGCCGGTGCGCGCGATTGCCGTCCGACGCTCTTCTTCACGCTGAGCGATTCGGTCCATGCCGTCATCCGACCATAGGTTGGCAACTCCCTGACCACCGATGTTGACGATGTTCAAGCTCATTGCCTGGTTGGCCCAGCGAACGCCGAGGTCCAACATGTCAGGTGTCACCAACAGCGGCTGATTGAACAGCAGGCTGGAGGCTCTCAGGTAGTTTTTCATTGCGCCAGAATCCTCTCTATTTCAGCGTGCTGCAGTTCGAGCTGAGCTCGCACGTTGGGGTTGGTCAAGTCAGGGGCGCCCTTGCCTGCGTCCACCATGTTCAGCGGTTGCAGGTAGATATCACCGCCCGGTACCGGAGGCATATTCTCCAGCCGGCGGATGTCGTTGACGCTGAGCCAGCCCCACTGCCGCCCGATGGCGTAGGCTTCATAACGACTCTTCTGATCACCGCGCAACAGGCCGGACAAGTTGAATTCGATGAAGTACTCGCGCCGGTCAGCGGGCAACAGAAAGTCGCGCATCATCGACTGCTCATGACGCTTGACCCAAGGCAATAGGGCGAACACCACGAACTGAATCATCAACTGCTCAAGGGTGTTGTAGTTCGACTTCTCCAGGTCGTTGACCATCGGCAGCGGGATTTTGTAGATCCGGGCGATATCGGTACCGGTGGTTTTGAGGATGCCCAACACCTCGGCATCGACGTTATTCATGGAGACGGGTTTGAAGGTCATGCCCTCTTGCAACAGTGCAACCTTCTTGGCGTTGTCCATGCCGCCAAACTTCTGCCCCCACTGATCGACGATCTTGTCGATGCTGCCTTGATCCTTGATCGCCGGGGCTTCACGCGGACGCTCGATCACACCTGAAACAGTCACCCCGTTGGCGAAGCTTTTGCCCGTGTATTGCCGCACCGCCTGAGCCAAACCCAGCGATTCGGCATGGACCTCGATCGGCGACAGCCCCACGTAATGGTTGATGCTGAACCACCGCACGTGGTGAATCATGCGCATCGGCAGAGCTTCACCGCCGCTGATCCGGTAATACGGCAGCATGTCGCCGCCCTTCAGCACCTGCACCTTGTCGTTGCACAATGGCCAGAGCGCGGTGACGTTTCCGTCGTCCCGACGATCAATGAAGCTATATGCGTTGCCACGCAAGCCGGCGGCACCTTGCGTGCACTCCCGGTATTCATACGGCGTCTGAAATCCATTCGGCTGGTACCGAAGGACGTCATACGTTGGGTGGTTGATGGCGGCTTCACGCTGACCTTTATCCAGCCGGCGGTACATCTCGCAAGGTAGTTGCCCCATTGTCTCTGCCAACAGCGTGACGCAGTTTTGTAGGATCGGCAGGCCAAGCGCCGACTCGGGTGTGACCTTCACGCCCGAGCTGTTGCGGCCACCACCAAGAAGCCCACGCCAAAAGCCGCCGCCCGTTTCTGTCAGATTTCCGCGCCCCTCACCGAGCACGCTTGAAAAGAACATGCTCAACCTCCTTGGGGTTTGGTTTTGGCTTTCAGTGCAGCGGATGCGCGATCGGCAAGGAATGACCAGGCCATCAAGCCGAGACCTGCGACGATGCAGGCAGCCGGCGTGCTGATCATTGCTACGCCGTACACCAGCAGACCGAAGCCCAGCAGACCGGCCAGCCATGAAAGGATGACCAATTTCATATACCCGCCCCTTCGTCGTAGATGGATTTGCCACTCGGCCCCGCAGCTTTGCTGCTGATTCCGACGGCCATGATGGATGCGACGATGCCGTCGATCCGACCTGTCGCCTTGGCCTTGTCGGCCTTCCGGTTATTGGCTGGATCGGAAACGATCACCGCGTTGCCGGCACACCAGGTCATTACCGGGTTGCCGTCGTGACGCAGTGTTTCAACTGTCTCGCTTTCGATGACCTCCCACTCAGCGGGATCAAGATCGATTACGTCCTGCTCAGGGGCCAACCCCAGAAGGCGGCGCTCAAACTCATCTACCGCCGGCCCCATGTCCTTGTAGCCCTGACCGAAGCCCACCATTTCCGGCAGCGAGATGTCGTATTCGGACATCAGCTGCAACAGGTCTTCAATGCGCCACCGGTCATAGGCGATACGCTCGACGTCGAAGTACGCACAGATTGTGACCAGCCGCCGCAGCACATGCAGCTTGCTGATGGCCCTGCCCGGCGTCGTTTCAAGGTGACCATCTTTAACCCACATGGCGTAGGGCACCTTGTCGCGATCTTCGCGCCCTTGCAGGTCGTCGTCCGGGATCCAGAAGTACGGCAGTAGCCGCCAGTGCGGATCGTGTGGGGCGGGCCAGAAGATCAGGACAAATGCTGTCAAGTCCGTGGTGCTGGCAAGATCGAGCCCGCCAACGCATCGGCGGTTGCGCAGTAGCCGCATTGGCACACGTTCTTCGGCCTGTTTCCAAACACCCCAAGAAATCCACGGGGCATCGGCTTGCGTCCACTCGCAGAAGTTGAGACGGCGCACCACCGACTCCTGAGCCGGCAACCCTCGGGCCGACTGGACCTGCTCACGCAAGTACTTACGACCGGGGATGCCATCGCTTTGCCCTTCGGCGATGTAGTCCAGCGAGGGGTTGACCTTGGGCCAGCAGGCTTCGTCCTTGAATGGGTCATCACCTTCATCCAGGGAGCAGATGAAGGCGAAGAAACTGTCGTCATCTTCAATGGCCGCGCAGATCCGCACGCCCAGATCGTGGTACTGACCGCATACCGTCTTCTTGTCGGAACCGCTGTTGGTGATCATCACCACCATAGCTTTGCGGCGGTTCTTGGTGCCGGCGCGCATCATGTTCACAGTGGCCGCGCTCTTGTGCTCGTGCACCTCATCGAGCAGCCCAATGTGGGGCCGTGGGCCGGACTTGCCTTCGTCGGCACTGATCGGCCTGAAGAAGGAATTGGTGTTCGGATAAAACAGGTTCCAGACTTTTTCGTCGCGCCCCGACTGCACGAGCCGGGAGCGAAGTTTTTCCGACATGTCCACCATCGACACGGCATCGCGAAACAAGATCATCGCCTGATCGCGCTTGGTGGCCGCCGCATAAATTTCAGCACGCTGTTCACCGTCGGCAACCAACCCATAAAGGCCGATCCCACCGACCAGTGGGCTTTTACCAGAGCCCTTGCCAGTCTCGATGTAGCCCAGTCGGAAACGCCGATAACCGTCTACGGTCATCCAGCCAAACAAACTTCCGACCACAAATGCCTGCCAGGGAGCGAGCAGGAAAGGCATGCCTTCGTAATCACCGCCGTTGAGGCATAGCACATCTTCGAAAAAGCCGATCGCACGATTAGCTTTTTCCAGATCCCAAACCAAGCCGCGAGCCGGTCCGTGCTCGAGGTCACGCAGATGACGTTTAGAGGCATTGCGAACGTTGGGACCGGCGACAATTTCGCCGGCCAGTACGGCGTGGGCAAAGGCGGTGACGCGATCGTCAACTGAAGTATTTGTCTGCGGCGTCTCGTTGCTCATTGGGGAATAGCTCACCTTGCGGCGCCGGCGTGGTTTTCAGATTGCGCCGGGACATTGGCGACAGGCCAAACTGAGCGCCGGCGGCGTTGGCGCGCTTTTCGGCGTCGTTCGCCAACTGGCGTAGGACGTGTATTTGCTGCGCACCGGTTTTGAAGGTCTGGATATCGCCACCCAATTCGTCATCGGATGCAGCGTTGCGCTTGGTGATCAGCCGCTGGTAGCGGCGCCAATCAGCCGCGGCCTGGCAATAAGTCGCCAGCGCCATCGAATCCAGGTTCGAAACGATACCGAGGGCGATCAGTGCGGGAACCAACTGTTCCCATTCAGCTATCGCCTCTGTCGACAGGACGTCTGGCATCGGCGGTGCCCCAACGGGGACCGCCGGCGAAGTGGCTTCGGCCAGCAGGTCACCGAGATTTTCCCGGCCCCGATTTCCCTGCAAAAGTTTGAGCACCGCTGGTTTTCCAGGGCGACCCGAGTTCCCGTTTCCGGCCATAAATACCCCTGCCTATTGATACCCCCCTCCCCTCATTTTTCCCGACTTTGCGAAGAGAGGGGGGCGAGCGGTCTAGAAAGAAATCCCAATGAAGTTTTTCACCCCCCCTACCCTCAGGGTGGTGCCATTTATTGGTGCGTCGGAGGGGGCTGGTCACCGGTTCCAGTGGTGCCCCGGATCGACTGGACGGCCGTCAGCCTGACAACCAGGGAGCCGACCGCTCTTCTCCATCCGTTGCTTGGTCGAGTCGTGACAGAACTTGCACAGGCTCGCCCAGTTCTTCGGGTTCCAGAACAACTTCCATGCCGCCTTGATACGAACCGGATCACCACTATCCTTGGCGTCCTTCAGCTTGGGGGCGATCTTGTGGTCGACAATGGTCGCAGCGACTGGCCGCTGATCAGTCGAACACATGGTGCAATAGGGAAACTGACTCAGGTGCCCATCGCGAGACTTCTGCCACTTGTACCCATAACCCCGCGCCGTGCTGCTGCCACGCCGATCATCCGATAACGTGCTCATCAACCCACCTTCCAAACCCGCGCCAGATTGCCCGAGCTTTTGCAGACCGACCCAACAAACACTGCAAGCAACAGCACCAGCGGCCACGAGTTAGGTGGCATCACCAACTGGCCCTTACCGATGTACACAACCGCAGAACCAGACGCGACCATCACCAGCCAGGCAAGACAACTCATGCTCCGGCGAAACCGCGCACCATGACGGCGGAACGTAAACAGCCGAATGAACAACGCCACGCACAACCAGAAGGTGACCTGAGTGAGAACTTGCGGCATCAGTTGACTATCCATCTTGCCTCCCTTGCTGTTCAGCAATGAGGCCACGCCGCTTGATGACAGCCAGCGCGACGGTAACAACAACCACCGACGCACCGAACGCCGCTGGCCCGGTGTACTTGAAAGGCCTGGTGCCGAACAACTCAACCTCGGCCATGCCAGGGGCGAACATGTAACCCATCACGAAAGACACCAGCAGGAATAGAACCCGCTTCCAGACCGGCAATTCCTCAGTGGTGGTGAAGAACACAAGAGAACCAGCCAGTGCACCGATTACCGCGAGCATGTCCACGCCCGCCAGCAGACCGGTAGCCGCCAGTCCCACACCACCGGCTACGACAACAGTTGCCGGCTCACTCATGCTGATTCTCCTTGAAGACACCCATTGGGCCGAAAATAAAAACCCCGCCGAAGCGGGGTTAGGTAACCGGCTCAGAGAGGGCCGAGGAAATAAAAACAGCACGTCAATGAGCGTCGAAAAGCTCAAAACACTATGAGTAAACGACAGCGATCAGCTTAAGGGCTTTCTCATTGATTATTTCTGCTGTTACAGCATCGTAATCAACAAGCCCATTAGTGGAGGAGGTTCCGCCTTTACCGGGCGATATCGTACTGAAGTGGAATGCCACTCGCCGACCAACCTTATCGGCCGACAACGTCAAGTGAGGATAGTCATTACTACTTAGAGAACTCGCCACTGTATCGAGTAAAAACCGTAAACTGATTGCTGCATCCCGCACTTTGCCGTGAATCATCTCACCATCTGTAATTTCGACTATCTCGCTCTTCTGACCTCGGTCGCTCAAGCGTTGCGCCAAGGCCTCCAGAGTGGGACGGATTACAGTATCCTTCAGCGCCAAAAACTCCTGAAGGCTGGACTCTCGCTTCAGTTGGGCCTCTCGCTTGACGCGACCAGCCTCAGCTTCTCTTTCAGCTCGAGCATTGAAAATCACATCAAGCTTCGCACCCACATCATCAGTCATACCCAATCCTCACTCCTTTGCGTTGAGCCCATGCACAAGCGGCTCTGGAGGTATTGGGACAATCTTACGATTTTTCAAGCTACCAACGGGCCGAAAATAAAAACCCCGCCGAAGCGGGGTTAGGTGACCGGCTCAGGGAAGGCCGGGTGAAGCTGCACAGCACGTGCGAGGTCCGCGCCGAGGCGCAAATTTCATATCGTGGGGACTTTTTACCCCCTGAGTACGGAACCGAAAAGGGGGCATTTTAGGTTATCCAACTTGACGCGACTTTGACGCAACTTTGAGGAGACTTTGAGGCAAACCGCCCCGACCAGTGGCAAGCCACTTTCGCGCCTCGGCCCGTTCGGTCAGCACCATCAGCAACCGCTCATGCAGCCGGTGTACCAGGTCGTAGTAGGTCTGCTTGGCGCTGGACAACGAATCCAGCAGATGTAACTGCATCAGCCAAGTCGGCGCCGGATCATCGCTATACCGCAACACGGCCAACCGATACAGCCGCTCTCCCCGCTCATCCTGCCGAGCCAGATCCGACAACGCAGCGCCAACCACTTGTGCAATTTCATCAGGCCCAGCCCCGCCGCCGAGGATGATCCGTGACCCAGGCGTACCGCGCGGCGCACAACCGCCCCACTCCATGATCGTTGCCATCGGGCTGCCCATGCCGCCCATCTCACCATTACGCCGAAGTTGCTCGCCCCAGTGCTTCAGCAGCACTTCCATTGCCTCGATCATCGCCCGACCTCCCGAAAAACCGAACCCGACACAAAAAAACCACTACTCAACACAAACCCAACACAAACAAATCCCTTTAAAATCAATATCCTCAACAACATTGTGTTTAGTGTGTTGGGTTTGTTGGGTTTATCTGTCCTCGCATAAGAAAAAATTCTTTCCGTTATTAGCCATCGAAATAACGTTACGCATGCGCGCGCACGAAGCCAAACCCAACACACCCGACACAACGCCCGCAAACCAGCGAAATTCAAAGCCAAAATCTGTGTGGGGTATCGAAAACCAACCCAACACACACCCGACACACCCAACACACTTCTAAGCGCACTCATGCCGCAGCCGCCTTCACATGTTCCCAGTTGTCCACGTTCCACCCTGCCAGCTTCGCCTGGGCACGCCAGTCGTTAACTGTCTTGCCCAGGTCTGCCGCCTTCAGTGATGGGGGCTGGGAAGCGCCGGGATCATTGGGAAAGAAGAACGCACCAAAGCGCCGGTTACTGCCTTCAGTCCAGGGAATGGACCGGGTTTTATCCACCTCCGAGCCAATGAACAGCGAAAACTTCGTCTGACTCATCACATGCTCTTTGTTGCGGTGGCACCACTCAAGGAACAGCGAGTAGAGGTCGGTCGAGAGGCACACGCCCCACAAATCGCGCCCCAGCTCGCCGTACTTCCAAAGATTGAGAAATGTTTGCCAACCGGCCCGACTCAACGCCACCAAGCGTTCACGCGCGTCCGTACTCGGCGGCCGGGTGCGCTCGTCGAAGTCGCCCAGATCAATCGACAGTAGCCAGCCATATAGTGCCGCCACCCCGCCGCTTTTCAGCTCTTGGCCGATAGCCTTCTGGCGATCTTCGGGTAGGGTCTGCTCGGGCCACATCACCAGCATCCGCCGATCACTTTCACTGATCGGCCACGGCATGATCTCGTTGCTCAGGAACACCGCATTCATGTGGTTGGCTTCCTCCCAGCCATTGATGAATTTGGATTCCATGCGCACCGTTTTGCCGGTGATCAAGTGCTTGATCTTGCCCACCTGGTTGTATCGCTGATCGCGGCTAACAACTTCTTCAAACACCGACCACAGCTTGCGGCTTTGCCAGGCATTGAAGTTGCTTTCCAACTGCGTCTGCCCGACTGTCGCGGCGTACTGGCCGTAGAGCATCCCCAGTGCATCGGCGAACAACAGGCTTTTGCCCGAGCCCTCCATGATGGAATGCATCAAAACCGCCGTGTCCATCTTCGCGCCCAGGTGCTGAAGCGGGTACGCCATCCACCGGGTTAACCACCTCGCCGCATCCTCATCGTGGTTGCACAGGAACGAAATCAACCAGCGCAGGTTCGCGCAGGCGTCATCGTCCCTGACTGGCTCAAGCGGCAAGCCATCAAACGTATTGATGTAGACGCTCGGGTCCTTGGTCATCGTCGGGTCAAAGACAATGTGGTCGACATCTACCACCCGCCGCTCGCTGCTGTTCAACCACAACGGGTACGTGTCACCCAGGGCCATTTTCACGGCGCCTTCGGCAACGCGGCGTTTCTTCTCACGATCCCAAACGTCCTTCGTGCCATCGATGTATACGTAACGCTCGGTCGGCGGCATACCGAACGCCCCGCCCTTCTTGCCTGCCATCCGCCGCGACTGCTCGATGTCGCGCACGTGGTCGTCCGAAATCAGCTTTCGGCGCTCGGTGTCTTCCAGCCACTGTTTTGCCAATGGCTTACCGACCCGCGCTTCAAACGCGGACTTTTTCATGACCCGCGACTGGTCGAAGTCCCACACATGAGTGGTTCCTTCCACTAACGCAAACCGCCGAAGGATATGGTCAAGCGTCAGCACCTCCCCCGCGCCCCCGTCAGAAGCCGGAGCGGCCTCACTGTTGCCGTCCGGCTCACAGCTCGGCTCGCTCGATTCACCAGATGGGGCTGGGGGAAGATCACGCGGATCCGGTCGCGACGAATGCTGCATACCCAGCAAGCGCGCAGCATCCTTAACCGCCCGCGCTTGGTCGCCGCCATGCTGCAGCAAACAGAACACCTCGAACGCATCATTCTGATGGCCGTTCGCGAGCGGATCGGCGCCATGGTGCGAATACACCTTGCCGTCACTGATCGTCACACCCGGCAGCCCCGTGCTGCTGTGTGGATATAGCCACTTACTGCCGCGCTTGATGTAATCATGCGATCGCAGCAGTTCTTCAACGTCGTGGCTGCGATTGAACTCATCGATAACCGAGGGTTTACCCGCCGCCGGCGGTGCCCGCTTGATGACCTTGGCCACCGACTTTTTCGGCTTGGGCGCCCACGGGCAGGCCCGTTCAGCATCGCGCTTGAAGATGTCCCAGTTTTCCCAGATGGCCAACAACTCAGTGGTCAGCGTGGGCAAACCATCCGTAGCGTTTGGCGGCGTGCGCCAGATATACGGTTTGCCGGTGCCGGGATGGATCGACGGCGGGAACACGTCCTGCACCAGGCCGGCGCGCAGTTCGAACACCGTGAATCGCTTGTAGTCCTCGGCTTCCGCCAGTGCCGCTGCTTCACCAGCAGCATCGCCCTGCTCTTTCGCCGCCTTGGCCTTAGCGCCCAGCGCCTTGAAAATCGAACCGTCCGGGTCATTTTGATTCGGCCACGAAAGCGAATGCCGAGTCAGATCAATACCGTCCGGCAACTTAAACAGCACGCGGAACCGCAGAGGGTTACCGACAATGGTCGGATACACCACGGCCATCGCATCCAGATCGAGGCCCAGCAGCTCGTACAACACGTGACGTGTCCACTGCACGTCATCCACGTCCAACGAACAGACGCGACTCGGCCCAAGCACGACGCCCAGGTTGTGGTTAGGATTTCTTTTCCAGAATGCTTCAGCGGCTACCGGGTCGGTGATGTACCCGCCCGGCTTGTTCCAGCCCTTCCCCTTCGGACCTTTCTCACCTGGTTCAATAGGGACCAACGCCCAGCCAAACGTGTCTATGTAGAACTGGGCCCAATCAGAAGTTGGCAATCCATTGTCGTGATCACTCATCTGCGCCGCTCCCGCAACCCCTGGCAACTGACGCAGGTTTCGCAACCCTCGATCGTCTGCTGTCGAAGCAACGGGATAGGTTCGTCGCAGTCCTCACAGAACTGCGCGCTAACGCGATTGGTCGGAGCGCGGCGGTTGAGATGGATGGCTACGTCGAGCAGGTATTGCGCCTGGTCGTTGGCGCGATCGATATCATCCATTCAGGCGATCCTCCATCGCTTGCCGAGCACCGGCCATGATGCCCAACACCTTACGAATCACATCAGCGCCGTGCTTTTCCAGCAACGCTACTTCATGTGGCTCCCAGATGTTGTCAGCCGCCCCCTCATGCATGCTCGAAACGAAAACACCTGTTTCATGCAGCAGACGACTCACTGCGAGTAGCGCCTGTTTGGTAGGTGCCGCCGGTTCGGGCTTGTACCAGACCATCCCAGCAGGACGCATTAAGGCATCAAGCAGCAGTGGGTTGGCGGTCAGTCGAATGATCTCTTCAAGCTCATCAGGATCCAGCCAGCGGCGTTCTTCGTCGTGCTTGAGTTTCTTCTGGAGGGTGTCGTAGTCGATGACCATGTCCAACGCGAGCGAGGTCACACCGCCCCGATAATCATGACCTGCCCGATATAGCGCTTTACGCAGCGAAAGAACCGGCCCATTGGCCGGCAACTGATTTGAGCTACTCATAACCGTAAATTCCCCATTTACGGCCTAGCCATAAGAATAGGTACGACCTATCCTACGACTACGACCGATGTGCATGTGCTGTGTATCGTCGTAGCCGGGCTGGGGGATTCTTTGGTGAGAGGCCCCAACCCGGCACCCTTTATGCGGCCTGAGAGCCGCGCAGATAAGCCCAATCAATCTCGGGGCGAAGCTGTTCGCAGGTGACCTTCCCCTGCGTTTCACGCTCGATGGAAACGGCCAAGCCGCCACTAGCACGACGGTTGCCATATGCGATCTGCTTGAGCTGACCCGCAGTCGTATCACATCGCAACGCCAGAGCAGCCAACGCTGTTTTGTCAAGAGTCTTTATGTATGCATGCAAGCTCATGTGCACCTCCGTTTCGCAAAAAGATAGCAGCCGCTAACGTCATTAACAATAGCTGATTGCAATTTACAAAATGCTAAACGGTTCTAAGATGCCTAAATGAATATCAGCCAGCTCCGCGTTGAAGCCCTCAGGGCCCTGATCGGCGACCTCAAAACCAAAGAGTTTGCCGACCGGTACAATCTAGATCCGTCATACCTTTCCCAATTGCTGAATGGCCATAGGCCATTGGGTGATAAGGCCGCAAAGAATCTTGAAGATAAGATCGGCCTTACTGGCGGAACACTGTTGATGCCCGCGCGCTCAGCCCAGGACGGCTTGGCGCTTGGCATTGATCAGGCACCAAGTCTTATAAACCCTTTCCGGCGGGCTCCCATTCAAGGAGTAGCCCAATTGAAACAAGACGGATTTTGGGATGAGCTGGCACCAGCAACTGGCTGGGTTGATGTACCCACTTCAGATCCGGCTGTTTACTCGCTGCGCATCAAAGGGGATGCGTTAGCTCCAGCTATACGCAATGGCTGGGTGGTTTGGTGCGAGCCAAAGCATGAATTGGTTCCAGGGGAATACGTCGTTATCTACTGCACCAACGGGCAGTGCATGATCAAGGAATTGCTCTACGCAAACGTCGATGAAGTAAGCCTCATGTCCGTTAATGACGGGTATGGCAGGTTGAATATTCCGCGAAGCGACATAGTAAAAATTCACTATGTCGGCGGGATTGTTCCCCCTAGCCAGGTGACTGAATGACGGGAAGTAATCGGATTACCGAACACACAAAGGAGCTACGCTAGATGAACGACAAGCCTAAACAGCCACCACGTCCGACTCCTCCAACCCATCCAAAACCGAGCCGGGATAGCTTCAACGATGGCAAAAGCCGCGAGAAAGGTAGCGGCCCAAATACGATCTCCGAAAGTCGCCCTGTGCCGCCTCCACCTCGCCGAGATCCTTGAAATGACTGACACCGATAAAGCAGCTACAGAATTGTACGAACTAGCGTTCTATGTTCAACGCTGCATTCGTTATCACATGCGCAGAACCGCTTTCTTTATGCGCTGGGGACGATTCACTGCCTTTGTCGGTGTTATTTCTGGATCAGCCACAGTCACATCATTGCTGACACACGCCCCAACATTTGTTGTAACAACATCAGCATTGCTAGTCACCCTCGCATCCGCAACCGACCTGGTTGTAGGAACAGGTCAAAGGGCATGGCTTCACAATGACTTGCGAAAACGCTATCTAGACATTGAGGCCGAAATGCTGGGATGCGCGCGCCCTATTCCTGATGATGTGATGCGTCAACTCAATAGCCGCATTCGACGCATCGAAGCTGACGAACCACCGACACTGCCAGCGCTAGAACTTTTAGCAAGGGATGACGTCATCAGATCCTTGTACCCCAAAGAACAAGCGGCCGCTTACTTATGCAAACTCTCATGGTTCAAACGCACCACAGCGCATTGGTTTGACTGGGATACATCCAAAGCCTGAGTCCAACCTATCCATCAAAAAAACCGCATTTGCGGTTTTTTTTGGCCCAGAAGAAAATAAGTTAGCGGAAGCTATTGTAAATACAATTAGCCATTGCTAACTTTGTTTCGTACACCTCTCACCAAGAGTACGAGACATGCAAACCACACAGCACAGTCAAACCCGCTGCCCGGTGTATCTGCACCCCGCAGCATGCACTAGCCCCCAGGTGGTTGACGCCATCCAGAAACTCACCGGTCTACTGGTGATCATCACCCCGGGTTGCCGCCTGGCGCCTGCAAAATCGGACGTATCCGGCGATGAGCCAAGCCCGTTCGGGGGGGATGTAGCATGAACAAGTTCTCCATCCCTCTCGCGAGACAGGAACTCCTGCACCACATGCTCCAAGTTGGTGGCGATGCTGTGTGCGGCCTGAGCCGGCCTCTACAAACGATTCAGGCAGAGTTGTCTGTCGAGTTCACGCCCACCCTCACAGTCGTTCATGTGGAGGTGGCCGGTCGCCAAGACACCATCAAGCTGCGGCGCAATGACAGGGCCAATCACCTGCATCTGCGCGACTTCATCCAAGAACTCGCCAATACACCAGTTCCGGTCTGAGGACAGCACCATGAACCGCACCCTGGATGAAACCGCCGCATTGCTCGGACTCAAAAACCGTGCCTTCCGCACCAGGCTGCGGGAACTGGACATCTTGAACAGCAGTGGCGACCTTGCCAGCCAGCACCGCGACCGCGGTTATCTGTTCTCGGACCCGCGTAGCACCTTGATCCCGTCGATCAACAAATACCGTCACTACTCCGTGGTGATGGTGAAGGAAGAAGGTGTGGATTGGCTGGCCAAGAAGCTGGGAATCACCATCACGAAGAAGGACGCCGCCGCATGAAAACCAATTACTTCAATGCATACACCCAAGCCCTCGGCGCCCTGCGACTGATCCCCATTTACTTGGACAGCCCCGGCGTGGTCAGCCGCGCCACACTGATCGGCGCCGCAAGCGAAGCCATTGACCTGCTGGGCAACATCCCTTGCCGCACGTTGGAACTCGCCGAGGTCTTCCGCTGCGTCAACGACGTGATCCACGAAGGTCAGATCGCCTATGTCACCCCGACCAACTCGCCCGAATATCCCTTCGGCGCCGTTGTTGCTGATGCAAAGGGCCACGTCTGCGCCGCCGGCATGGGCAAAAGTAAAGAGGGTCTGGCCGAATTGATCCGCCTGAAGTTGGGGCGCCGCTCGGAGGGGTTCGGGGAGGATGCAGCATGAGCAACACCCTCGATCAACTTCGAAAACAGTTCGCCACACCCTGCCCGTCGCTTACGGCGGTACGTGAACAGTACTTCGCGCATATCCGCACCGACCGCTACCTGTTGAGCGAGATCAAGGCCGGCCGTATTCAGCTGATCGTGACGCGCCTGCACTGCTCAGCCCGGGCAAAGCCGGTGGTGTACCTGCACAACCTGGCCGACTACCTCGACGCCCAAGCAACGAAGGCCGCGGCCTGATTCAACGGTGGCCCCTGCCGCCCAGGGGCAAACATCATGCACTCCATGAGACACAGCACATGCACGCACAAGACCTGATCATCATCACCGCCGGAGGCTGACGGCATGACCACACACCACACCGCAGCGATCAGACCAATCGGGCGGCAGCCCTTAGAATTTCTCAGCGAAACCCTCACTGACGAAGAGCTGGCCACCATCACCGGCTACAAAATTCCGTCCTGCCAGCGTCAGTGGCTGACTAGCAATCACTGGGAGTTCGTGCTGACCGGAGCCCAACGCCCAGTCGTCGGCCGGGTTTATGCCCGACTGAAACTGGCCGGCGTCAAACCCACGGCAAACAACGCCGTAGCCGAGACTTGGACTCTCGACCTTTCGCGAGTGGGATGACGATGCGACAAAAAAAAACAGCAAACCGAGACCTGCCGCCACGGATGATCCGGCGGACCCGCAAAAGAAAAGGCGGCACCATATGGACGGGCTACTACTATAACGGGCGAGATGCCGACGGCAACCGTGTCGAGATCCCGCTCGGCAGCGACCTGGACGAAGCCAAGATCGAATGGGCACGACTCGACCGCAAAGCAATTCCCAAACCGGCCCACTTAATGGGCCGGTTATTCGATGATTATGAATCGAAGGTTATTCCAAAATTAAAGAAAGGTACCCAAGAGGACTATGTAAAAGGCCTAAGGCAATTACGGAAAGCGTTCGAGTCCGCCCCTCTTGATGCCATCACCCCGCAGGTCATCGCGCAATATCGTGACGCCCGAACGGCAAAGGTGCGCGCCAACCGAGAGATAGCCTTACTGTCCACCATGTTTACTTTTGCCCGCGAGTGGGGACTGACAGAGAAAGCAAACCCATGCTTCGGCTTGCGCCGTAACCAGGAAACACCTCGGGATTATTACGCTGGCGATATCGTATGGAAAGCCGTCTACATCGAGGCGCCGCAAGAACTCAAAGATGCGATGGATCTGGCTTATCTCACTGGCCAGCGACCAGGTGACGTACTCAAAACGTCAGACACCGATATCAGCAACGGTTTTCTGATGGTCGGCCAAGGAAAAACGGAAAAGCGCTTGAGGATCAGGTTGCACAACGGCTCCCTGGCAACAGAGCTGAGCGTGTTTCTTGATGCCCTGTTCGATCGCAGATCCGCCGCCGGAATCAAAACCTCCCGGTTGATCACCAACCAGGCTGGGCTGCGCATGAGCTATGCCATGTTGCGCAATCGCTGGGATGAAGCAAGAGATTCAGCCGCAACCAAAGCGATGGCGGAAGGGAACTCGACTCTGGCCACCACCATCCGTCAGTTCCAGTTTAGGGACATCCGCCCAAAAGCAGCTAGCGAAATCGAGGATATCGCCGAGGCGAGTCGTTTGCTCGGACACTCAACTCAGGAAATGACAAAGAGAGTATATCGACGCGTTGGGGAAATTGTGAAGCCAACTAAATAGTCTGCTCAATAAAAACCCGGGCCCATAAAATATGGAGACCCGGACTTATAATACATTAATCCAATACGGATTATTATATATTACAACGATTGATCCCAGCGAGAGATTGCCCAATCAGCTAGCACTATCGAACGCTGCTCAATTGACTTTGGAGTCCATTTTACCCACCTACTTGCAAGATCGCGAGGCGTCGTGAACATGGATTCCTTTTGATATCTGACTTTTTTTACTGAGTAAGCCACATCTTGAAGAGATGAGTTTAGCGGCGAAGACAAGGGCACCACGTTTGCTAACAAGTCCTTCATATGCTTATGCTGTTCCTTACTAAACACTTCGGCCCACTCAGACTCCTCGTCATATGTTTGCGGCAAAATATGCTCGACAGTAGAAACAGAAGAAGGATTATCACCCTTAAGGCCTCGATCATATTCTACCAACAAATAAGAACATATATTAGCGCCGGCAAGGCTTCGCTTCAGAATAGCATTTTTAACATCCAGATCACTTGGCCATTGTATAGTCGGCCTACTAGCGATCTGACGCTTAAATTCAGCCACAGTATGTTTTTTCATCTGAAACCAGAGCCCTTTAAATAGAGCATGTAAACCTGTTGGTTCCAAGCCAACTATTGCCCGCCTAATTAGAAAAGACTCCAATGCATTTAATAGCTGAACTACTGAGGATTCAGATATTTTAGAATCAGAATGCGACTTCAACAACGACATCACAAAAGGATACACAGAAGAAGGGCGCCGCAAACGTACGAAGCGATCGAGACACTTCGATATTTCAGCACTACCTGGGTGATGCCCTGACTGATCAATTGCAACAAATGGCTGCTGAAAAGGCTTCATATGCTCGATCATCTTTTGTGGGGTCAACCCCTTCCAAGAAGCTCTTAACTGTATAAACAACTCAGACTTCTTAGTATTACTATCCTGAATCAAACAATATGGAAAGAAGAAAGTCTCTGATCGATCATTGAATGCAATCTCAAAAGGTCTCCACACATGATCAAATACGCGCTGCGTTTCGATAGGATCCCCCGCCAAACTTGAAAAAATTTCGTTTCGAACTAAATCTACAATTCCAACCCTTACACCCCTAAAGTTCAACCGTTCGAATATTTTTGTAGCGGCCGACGCATCGTTGAGCTTCAAGTGCACAAATGATAGATGCCGCGTCAAAACACCCAAAGTTTCACGAAGATACTCAATTTGCTCCGTATCCTCTTGTGGTAACTCTTTTCGCAAATACCTCAATATCCTGTGGTATTGATTTACTAACTCGCCACTTGCATCACCACTTGGAGGAGGGAGATGAAGATGAAAATCTTCTAACTCATCCTGCAAAATATCTGGACTATTTATTCTATCCCAAATAACTCGAAACTGACTACGATCAGCAAAAGCAGGAACGATACGTGTATTAATTTCAAGCCCGCGCCGAGGAGTCAGTAGCAAAAACTCCCTTACCAGCTCCATTGCTTCCTCCTTATCAAGAGGGGCAAGAAATTCGACTATAGCCATAACAAATATATACAGTGTAAGAACACGCTGTTGCCCATCGACAATTTCTAGCGCTTTCATTCGTCCAACAGTGCTACCTCCACGGGGTTTCTCGTAAGCAACGATTGCCCCCATGAATTGTATTTCTTCTATCTCAGATTTTACCTGATTTATATCTGTCCATAATTCATCTAACTGTTTTTGCTTCCAAACATAGTTTCTTTGGAATATTGGAACGTGAATTTGATCAGCATCCCGCAAAAGCGCTTCAAAGCTTTGTTCATCCTGACTATCCGTGATGAATTCCGACATTGCATCCCCTCGAGGCAGCTCTGCAAAGACTCTGAGGGTAGCGCGGTGAACGGATCGAAGACAACGGTAGCTGAAGTCAAAAATGGAAAACTAGGGGATGCCGCTGATCAAATGTGGCGTCAGCAGTTATTTTTTCCATGATGAGACCCCTCTTAGTCTGTGGTTGCGGAACGCAGCGCTGAAATTGCGGAACACCCCACTTTCCTGAAGACATAAAAAAACCCCGTAGATCATTGATCTACGGGGTTTTTAATAGTGGAGGCCGAAGTCGGAATCGAACCGGCGTAGGTGGATTTGCAATCCACTGCATAACCATTTTGCTATTCGGCCTCAAACATCTGACGTCAGTAGCACGACATCAAACGTGTAAACTCGTATCTGGAAACAAGATTCTAATCTAGCATCCAACCCTTTGAAATCTAAGGGGTTTTCGTGTTCCCTAAGCAGGAATGGACGCAATTCTGGACTGGTTCGAAAGGCATGTCAAGAACTGGAGAAAAATAATTCCAGGTCATGCCGCCGGTGTATGTTCCAAGAGCAGACCGGAGCCTTAAAAGATCGCAGCCTTCGGCAGCTCCTACATGGATCGCGTACATCCACAGGAGCTGTCGAAGGCTGCGATCTTTTGATCTTGGGCCTTTTAATGACTGACCGCCACCACCCGTTGCAACCTCTGTCGATACTGGCTAGGTGTCTCCTGCATTTCATGGCGGAAGTGTCGATTGAAGTTCGACAGGTTGGCATACCCCACTTCAAAGCAGATATCTGCGACGCTGAAACTGCTTTGCGCCAGCAACCGGCAAGCGCGCTGGACCCGCAGTTTGCGTGTCAGGTCGACGAAGGTGTGGCCAGTGGCGCGCTTGAAGAATTTGGAGAAGGCCGGTTCATTCATGTCCAGGCGTTGGGCGATGACTGACATGCGCAACTCATCCGCGAGGTCGTTGAGGATGTAATCGAAGACAATACTCATGCGCCGGGCCGTCAATGCGTCGAGCATCGGAGCATATTGCAGGCTGGCGAGCGTCTGTCGCTCGCTGTCGGGGGCTGACGCCAGTAATTGCAGCAACGACAGGAACAGGCACAACCGCTGCAATCCTTGGCACTCACCGATTTCTTCCAGCAGTCGGGCCGCGTTCTTGCGGGTAACGCCGTGAAATTCGATGCCCTGGGCCGACTGACGAAACAGGCTTTGCAACTCGCTGAGTTCAGGAACCTTGTCGCGCAGTTGCATCAGCATCTGACCATCGAATTGCAAGACGACGTCGCGGCCGGCAATCACCTCCCCTTTGCCAAGATCGCTGGTCCAGTCGTGAGGCAAGCCAGGGCCGATCAGCGCGACATGGCCGGCCTCGAACAGGCCGATGTAGTCACCGGCCAACAGCCGTCCGCTGCCTTCGCGGATCAGGTGGATCTCGAATTCCGGATGATGGTTCCAGCGGGCAAGGTCGAAGGGATAGTCATGCTCATACCAACGAAAGCTGTGCTGGGGCTCGTTCAGAATGACTTCAAGCGCTGGTGGCTTGTCTGCAACTACGTGATGGCTCATCACCCTGGCGATTCCATTTTTGTTGGTTTTATCAAGGCTACCGCGAAGCCCGGGATGAGTCGAAGCTGATTCGAGACTCTACGGCGCTGTTATCAGACTCACCCTAAACAGGCAGCAAGCCTAGTGCGCTGTATGGCGGCCACTGATACTTTTTTTCCATGGCCCTGCGCGGTTAAAAAAGTATCAGTGGCGCGTATGCCGTTCATTTGTTCACCGCTTGGGTTGCTGTAATCCTGTGGTCATCCCGTTGCGGCTGATGACTCGCACCGAGGACTACAACAACAATAAGAGCCTCTGCCGCCCAAGGCGCAGAGTGGAGAACACGATGAAGATCATTCCAAGCGCGTTTTTTCTGTCCGCCGGCCTGTCCTCTGCCCTGCTCTGCCAGGCTGCCGAAACGGTGACCATCGCCACCGTGAACAACAGCGACATGATCCGCATGCAGCGGTTGTCCAAAACGTTTGAACAACTGCACCCAGACGTGAAGCTCAATTGGGTGGTACTCGAAGAGAACGTGTTGCGTCAGCGCCTGACCACTGACATTGCCACTCAGGGCGGTCAATTCGACGTGCTGACCATCGGCACTTACGAAACTCCATTGTGGGGCGCCAAGCATTGGCTGGAGCCGATGAAAGATCTGCCAGCCAGCTATGACCTCGAGGATATTTTCCCCTCGGTTCGTCAGGGACTGTCAGTCAACGACACGCTCTACGCCCTGCCGTTTTATGGCGAAAGCACCATCACCTATTACCGCACCGACTTGTTCAAGGACGCCGGCCTGACGATGCCCGAGCATCCGACCTGGACGCAGCTCGGCGAGTTCGCCGGCACGCTGCACCAGCCGGATAAAGAGCAGTATGGAATGTGCCT